GGTTACGTCTCGTGTGTCTCTCCGCAGGCATTGGCACGATGATGCGCCGCCTGCGAGATTCGAGAACGCCAGTATTGATGAACCGCTTCACCTTAGGATACTTCGCAAACCGATCCCAGACGATGTGCTGCTCCGAGAATGCGGTCTTGTTTTTGTAGAACCCATTCGCGATGAACAGGGGTACGTAGTCAAGCCAGGTATCCCCCGGCGTTGCGCTCAGTAAGATCCACAGGTTGTGTTTCGATATCTTGAGAAAGCTCTTAACCCAAGCACCAGATCCAACAACACGCTGCTCATCAAATATGAACACATGATCGTGGTAATCAGCAAACTTCGAAACATTGTTCCAGCTCTCGATCGTTACGTCGTCGCAGTTAGCACCAAGCGCAGCAAACTCGCCCTCCCATTCGAGAGAATCCCTCTTCCGCGCAGTAGTGATCACGACGATATTCTTTGCGTCAGCCTTCGAAAGGGCCCATGAGGCCCCCACACGTGACTTGCCCGAGCCGACACCGCCGACCAGGACATTGCCACTATGCAGGAGCCTCAGGGCCTCTTCCTGATGCGAATATAGTTTATTCGTCATCGTCGAATAGGAGGCACAACAACCGCTCGCGGACCTCTTCAGGGATCGCGGGGTAGAACTCGACATTGTCGCGAATCCAGCCGACCTCAGTCGAGCATCGTGCAATCCACTCCCACGAGAATGGACTCATAGCACTAATAGTCGTGTGGCCGAAAAGCGAAGTGCATTCCATCCAGTCGACATACCAATAGCCGTCCTTCATATACGAATGCACCCCGTCGATGGTCGCGTCATATCCCGTCAACACCAGGGGCGAAAAGTCAGCCGGCGGGTTATCTCGAGGTGGAGTGTCAAACGTCTCCTTGGTCACACTTGTGTCAGGACCCATCGTCGTCTTAAATGCCATGTTGAATGTCTCCTATCTTTGTATCACATGCCGACCTGCGGAAGTAATCCGCGAAGCAGGGCCGCCTTGATGAGTTCTTGGTCTTCCTCGCTAAAGTCGTGGTTGACGAACACGGTCTTCACCGTATTGCCATCCATCTTAACGCGAGCAACCCAGGAGTCACCGTTACTGATCGAAGCATACCCTTCCGCGGCAAGGGTCTTGAGTTCGAGAAAGACCTCGGTATTCTCCCTGGGAACATCAATCGTAGACGTGGCCGAACGCCCGTCGAGAAGTTCAACAGAGAGTCGAGGCTGAGCTTTGCTTCCAACAACCCGGCCATTCTGGAAATTGATCCGAATGGTATAAGGCTCGTTGTCTGCGATGGCATTCCCAACCGCTCGCTTCGTAAGAGCCAGAATACCAGAGTTGATAACCTTCTCAGAACTAGGGACACGGTTGAACTTAGCCCCAGAAGTCTTGAGATATGTCTTCATGTTGTCAGGAATCTGTGTCATCAGAGCTGCTCCGTTCCAGGATCTTTCCTAAGTGCGTTCTTGATCGAAATTCGGGAAGCATTCGTAATCTTCGGGTTGAATTCAGCGTTGTTGGCCCACCACGAGCCATACTTAGCGCCCTTGCCGAATCCGGGTTCAGGATCGTCGCCCTTTGTTGTGGCGCGCATGATCCAGTCATCGCCGGCGTCGATCACAGTTTCCTTGCTATGGTCGTCGCCTCTACGACCGCTCACAAAGAACGTGATCTTGTTGATATTCCAGACATACTCTGTCGCGATTGGATCAGAGCTGCCGGACACGGTCTTATTGACTTGCTCGCCCATGACAATGCCCTCGATCTGAATCGAGAATCCTGAATAGTCTCCGTTGGCCGGGATGAAGCCGTTCTTGATGTTGACGACAGCGGTGAAGTTGTCTTTATCAAGTTCGGGATCATTCGTGCGTTCGAGGACTGTGGAAAGGTATCGCGCAATGTCCTGCGCACCACCCTTCGCAACCGTCTTCGTGCGTTTGATATTTTCGGCAGACCACGTACGGTCACCTGGAACAATGGTTTCGAACCAGTTACTCATAGAACCAGTTCTCCTTCCTCTTGTAGCTGCGCCCAGATGAGATCATCTCGACGCCTCTGTGTTTTTCGTACATCCGATCGAGTCCCCAGGAACAGGTTATCGAGCGAATTGTTCTCGAGGTCTCCGTCTGCGTGACAGACATACAGACCCCTGTCTGGCCACCTCTTGTAGAAGGCAGCCCAGATCACCGACGCGGCCGAGCGTTCTCGAGCCTCGCCGGGAGTCGTGTACAGCCGGACATAGAGCGAGTTGCCTTTGCGCTTGAACGGCCTGAGAGTTACGCCAGTATCCTTCCGGCGAATAGTGCCAAGACGATTGGCTTCGTAGTGGTTAAAGCCAGGCACATCCGCCCAGATATCAGCATATTCTTTGTACATGATTGCTCCTTTCGAAAGACGGGGGCAGACTTTTTACACCCCACCCCCGTCTTAAAATATGGTCAGTCGAGATCCGCGTACTTCGCCGCGAAGGAAGCCGACTCGTCGTCCATCACGACATACAGCTCCTTCACATACGCAGAGATACCCTTCTGACCACGGATGTCGTAGACCGACGGGTGGATGACCACATCGGCCGTCTTGATCGTGATGTTGTCCAGGGTGCCAACGGTATCCTCAGTGAGGAGCTGCTTGCGACCGCCAGTAACCAGCCAGATGGCCGGAGCACGGAACTTGTACGAGACCTTGACGCCGAGGTACGGACGCTCGGGATCGAGCTCGCCATCCTGGTTCTTGCGGTACTTGACGTTCCAGCCATCTCGCTCGAGATCCTCGACGAGGTTCAGAGGGATTGCGACCGAGAACTCGCGCTTTCCTCCATCCTGATTAAAGCGAGTCGGAGACCCGGCGAAGTTCGTAAAGAGCATACGAGCGTTTTCGATAACCAGATCGGAGGGGGTGTTGTTGAATGCCATGATGTTTTCCTTTCTCAGCGGCACAGTGTTTCAAGATCGACGAATTGTTCGATCGCTTGTTTTGCCTCATCGGCGAGCATCTCAGCGTAAGACGTATCAACGTCCTGCTCCTGATGCATGAATCGGACCATCTCTGCTTCTTTCCAGCGATAGCCCTTTGTACCAACGACTGCGTCTTTGATCTCGCCTTCGTTGTTCATTCGAAGGAGCTCAGCTCCACCTCGATCAGGCTTGATCGGCACGAATGCACCGACCTTACCAACGAAGTGTTGGGCTCCGTCTGGGAACTTCAGGTACATTGCGGTCTTGACCTGTTTGGTCTGGATGTAATCCTCGAATTCAATCGGCTCCTTCGTGAAGAGCTTCTTGAATACGTAAGGCTCCTGGAATTGCTTGCCAGTAGCAGTCCATTCGCCTTCGTGAGGAAATGCATACTTCGCAATATACACTGCCTTGTTGACTAGACACATCTTGGCGTAGGTGGCTTCGTGTTCGAAGTCGTACCCGTACCTCTTCCCGAAGTCCATCACCTTCTGAATATCGTCAGGTGTGGCCCCGGGAATCTTGATAGAGTCCGTCTTGATATGGGCGACTGTCAGACCGAGCTCATCCTGCACATAGTGCTTGAGATCGATCATGAACAGCGCACCTCGCTTCGCGACGATGTTGTCAACATTCCGAGGATCCCATGCGGGGTTGTCGAACTTCGCGCTCGTCAGCCCGTACATGGAGTTGATCGGGATCTTGAGAGCCTTGCCGAGTTCGTCGAGATCATAGTCTTTCGCGATCTCAACAAGACGCCCGTCGAAGAGCTTGCCCAATGCGTCCATGTCTTTATGCTTGATCGCTACACGAGCTTGCTTGAGCTCACTGTAGCGCTGAGTATAAGGACCGAACAAATTAAGCTGCTCGATCGAGGTGGGATGCATCGACGCGACGTCCAGAAGGGCGACGTTCTCGTAATATCCGGGTTCCGAATATACGTAGCCGCCCTCCCCCGGATCTTCTCCGCGATAGGACGAACCCTTGAACTTGTCAAAGGTGTATCCCGGGAACATCTCGCTGAGGTCGGTGTATACGAACTTCGACTTGTCAGGTCGGCGCTCCTTACCGAACACCAGAGCACAGGTGTGCTGATTGGTTGTGTCGTTGACATTTAGACCCGAGAGCTCGGCAAGAATCTTACGAGCGCCCCAGTCACTAGCGAGATGGTCGAACACCAACTCAGTGGCCTCGACGTCGTTCTTACAATACTCTACGACATCGTCCCACTGACTCTCTGGAACCGGCTGGTCCCAAGGAATGTTGTTCTCCTGGTGTTTGATCCCGAGCTCGATTTCCCACTTCTTGAGAGACTGCTTCTTCGTCGAGAAGTCGTAAATATCCGTGTAGGAGAGGTTATACGCCTCACGGAATGTTGCGTTCTTCTCGTTGTTGATGATGCGCTGAGAGATCTCGAAGAGCTCCGCATTCGAATATCCGAGCGAAGCCGCATACATGATGTGGTTGTCGTACTTCCGATTGTTGAATCCAATCAACCGAAGATCAAACAACGACTTCACTGCCTTAGCCGAAGGATTCGTCCAGAAATGAACATAATCATCTCCGGGGAATTTATAGCAGATGACGAACAAATTCGGGAAGACTTCAACATCGTAAAATGCGATGCGTCCGTTTCCATCCTCAGCGACCTCCGCATTGTCTTCGGACATGAAGTGCATCTGCTGAACCATCTTGAGACAACGTTCCGACTGGTTTGTCGAAGACATCGCGAAAGAGGTCACTGCGTTTCGAGCGTCAGTTACATCGTATGTTATCCCAGACTCGAAAGCCTCGTCAAGAATACTCTTGATGAAGTCTACGCTCGGAGCAGTATTAGCGTGTACTTCCTTTCGAAGCGCCTTAGCGATGAGAGACCTGAGATGGTTCTCGTCTTGAACATGCTTCTTGTTGATCATCTTGGGAGCCTTTTCCGGGAGGTCTCCTGGATAATCCTCGATACCTCGCCCGTTGTGAAGGGACAGTCGTCGCCGAAGAGACGCGTTCCCCCGGAATCGTTTGATTTCAATTCCAGGCGAATATTCAGCAAGGGTATCCTTATCGACAGGATATCGATAGATGAGGTGGAGGCCGCCGCCGCTTTTCGACGTTTCTGCATACGTCGGAGGCCAAGCAGAAGCAGCACGAAGATTAGCATTGAGGTCTTTTTCACCATTGTCTCCTTTCAGATCAAAGTCAATGCAGATATACTCTTCGGGCATGAGTACGTAGTGTTCGTCGATGGGGGCGATATCACGGAGAACCGTGTCCACATACATCCAGGCCTTTTTAGGCGTGCCATTCTTCGACGAAAGCTGAGCTTTACAGCCTGCGAAATGTTCGTCAAATATCGAAGGGGTTCCTTGTTGTAGGGTGAGCCATGACTCACTCTTCACAACAGTTGGGGTGAGTTCGGAGCTTTCGAACTTATCGTTACGAAAGCCTATAAACAGACTCCGATAAGGAACGCCATCGATCATAACCCGGTCTCGGAATTCTCGAAAGTATCGAGAAAGCTCAGTTTTAAACCGATACCTTGGCACCACATATTGGATCCCAGTCTCAGCGGCATAGTCCCTATAATCCGAATACGCCTTGGCGAGAGTGACTTTGTCGTCGGACCCCCAATCTTCATACATCTCCATGACGAAGTTGTAGATGGGATTGGTTTCTGAAACCATAGTTTGAGACCGATAATTTCGGTAATAGTTCGGACCCAGACTACGGTATACATCGATGCAGTGCTTGGCGATAACGCCGAGTTCTTGATACACCCCGTCCATAACACTGGTGTACTCGTCTATCGATAGACGTCTTCCGGACGGTGAAACATCAAGTAAACGCCTAGGAATACCTGAGTTTGCATCTGTGATCTTGACGGGGCTATTCGACGCCATAATCAACGTGGTCGAGATGCGCATAGAGCGTGGTTTCTTGAACTTCTCGTTGATGAGCTGAATCTCATTCGAGATGATCGAATTCAGACGGGTGTTCGTCTCGATTCGACTCAAGTCACCATCGTGTTCAATGGCCACTAACGGGTCGTCGACAAAAGCCGCTAGAGCAAAAGAGTTGCTTCGCTGAGCAAGCGACTCAGAGTCAAACGCAACGCTGTAATCTCCAAAGAGCTTCTGCATCACGTTTAAAATCGTTGATTTGCCAGAACCCGGATCACCATAGAAGACCAGGAACTTGTCGATTTTTCGACAGTCGCCTGTGAGAACTGAACCGATACTCCATTCGATCTTCTGGCGTTCCGAAGGGTCATACAGAGTGTCGACGAGTTTAGCCCAGTTAACCGGAACACCTTCCTCAAGCGAATATGGAAGACGATACGAGACATAATCCTCTTGGCGAATTGGAGTGTCCGCGAACACTGGCATTCGGTCAAGAGGATGATCTGTATCAACCATATTCTTGGTCCATTGTCTATATCGCTTCCAGACACCATCTCGTTCTGATGCGCAGAACTTCGGGACCATCTGTTGCGGAGATGAATTCTCAACGAAGTTTCGAACATCATTATCGACTATATCGATAACGTCGAATTCGTTCTTCGACCAGAGACTTTTATTGGGATTCCAGATTGCAACAAAATCTCCGTCGCGTAACATAATGTCGCGAGAATTCGTGTTTCGGAACCAGGGTGCCGCCTCCATAACCCCCGGTAGACCGCGCATTGGAGAAGTTTCGATCGTATAAAAGTCCACCTCCCACGACCTCCTTTTTAGTGATACGAATCATACAAGTTGGCCCACTGAATCATTTGGGTTGTTAAGGGCATCTCGAGAGTATCCACCCCTGGTATACGGAATAATCCGCCGGTTCCATTCCTTGAGTAGGTCCGGTACATCACACGCTCGGCGATGTTCAGCGCCTCCTCGTAGATCTCTGAATGTAGGCGCCCGTCGTCAGAATATGAACGAGCGCCCACGTTCAGAAGAATGGACTTCGTGAACGATTCCCGATCCTGGTACAGCATAGCCGTCAAGGTATCAGTAATGCTCACAAAGACCTCAAGGAACGAAGCCGGAGCTTGCCTCGGCGAGGGCATACCCGTTTCGTAGCAGTATTCATCCCTCATGCGAAGAGCCTGAATGGCCTTATCTTCGTCCTCAGGAATATACCACGCGAAATCGAGTTCATCCCACACCGAAGCAAGCTCCGAGTAGTTCTCGAGACACCCTCGCTTGATAAGCCAGGATGTGTAGTGCATGTCAGATCTTGTCCCAGATCATTCCGTCAACGTTGAAGTCGACAATGAAGTTCGAGTCAACACGAGAGTAGTCGTCAGACGGGACTCGGTAGATGTTTGCATCGTAGTCGCCGAACGAGACGTAGTTGTCGCCATCCTTAGAGTTCTTGATCCAGCCAACCACGGCACCCTCACGAGTGCGAGACAGGCCGAGCTGATCGTAGACCTCATTCAGGAACAGGTGACCCTTGCGCTCGAGACGACGGTTTGCCCACAGCTGAACGGCTGCAAGCGTCTCAGAGGTGTAATCTTCGTTCACATCCCAGCAGTTCGAGGACTCCTCGGTAATGATGCGAGCGTAGGGCGACAGATCGCAAATAGACGCCAGGACCGCGTCGGCGACTGCGGCTGCGTCAGACTTGTTGTCGGAAGAGAGGATCTCCTCAGCCGTCTTGTCGTAGTTAGGCAGCTTCGGGTGAATGATCTTCTCGACAGTCTCCTTACCGAGTGCGTCGGTCATGGTCTTCTTGTAACCATCGAAGGCCGTCTGAAGAGCAGTGTACGCCGCACCGACAGCGGCCAGACGCTTCTTCGAAATCGAGTTCGAGAAGTAGATCATCGTGATCGTGGCAGCACCAACAATCGCAGCAGGTGCGCAGGTGTAGGCGGTGTCGAGGATGAAGAGAATGCGGTTCTTCATCTCGATCTTGTGGACGTCCTCATCGGCAATCTGGTCTGCGTTGCGGATACACTCCTTGCGGCGATCCCAGTCGCGGCCTTCGCAGTCCTCGAACCGAGTACCGGCTCGCCATGCGAGATAGCCAGTTGCGACGACACCAACTGAGGCGGTGACGGAGAGAATGGTGGGGGCGTGCTTCGAGATACGAGCCATGCCCGTGTGGAAAGCAGTTGTGATGGACATTTGAATGTGCTCCTTTCTGAGCAAATATGTTACTTGAGGGGTTCGGGACGGTCGGCAGAGACGAGCCAACCTTCCCTGATCTGTCGGATTTCGAACGCGTCGGTTGTGGTCCAACCCCAGCGCTCATCGGTGTATCGGGGCTGAATGCCGACAGATGACATCAGGTCAGCGACAGAGACCTGACCATATTCTTCAATCTGTTCGGCAATGAATTCGACCACGTCAACGGCATCGCCGCGAGTGTCGAACACTAGGTCCTCGACGTTCGTGGGTTTCGGCTGACGCGGTTCGCGACGTTCGGTGCGACGCGATTCGTAGTAGGCTCGACCACGATCCGAACGAGAGGAACTAGAATATGACGTGTATCCAGATGTCGAACGACGCCTAGGGTCGACTTCGCCGTACAGCAGCTGCTGAATACCCTGCGTCACCATGTCGGTGATGGCATTCTTAGCTGCCGGGATGGCCACGTCAACAACAAGATGCTCAGCAATCTCTGGGAGATCCTGAGCGAAGAAGGTCCGAAGAGCTTCCTTGATGGCAGACTTCTTCTGGATCTTAGCCTTGGCAATAACCTTCTTCTCGGGGGAGGCCCCCTCCTTGGCTTTATCAGTGTTGCCAGGGAGGGAGACCTCAGTGGGCCGAGTAGGCTCGATGGGGACGATGTCCGACATCAGTTTGCCTCAGCGATCTTGCGGAGTTCTTCGAGAGACGCATCCGGGTGCTCCTCGATCAGCTTCTTGGCCTTACCCATGATGTCATCAGGGAAGAGGCCGGCCAGGAACCCGTTCGAGAACTTGGGATCGTTGCTGAGCTTGTCCAGAAGGGCGTCAAATGCGGGAGACGCCAGGAACGCCTTGGTCGCACGCTCGTCCTTGAAGAATCGCGTACCGTCCTCCGAACGCTCACCGTAGGCAGCACCGACGAACTCCTGAAGGAGCTTGTAGGCATCCATGGGGGAAGCCTCTCCGCCGTTGATGAGGGCAATCTTGGCAGAAAGCGGAGTACGCTGGAGCTCCATGTTCATGAGCTCAGCCTTGGAGAGATGGAAGTGGAGCTTCTCTTCGGTCTCTTCGCCGAAGAAGTTAGTGTACTTGACTTTGATGGACTGCATGTCAGTTGTCTTCCTTTCGTGCTACGAATGCACAGAGTGTTCCAATTGCGATGATGAAAGGTACCAGAACCACGAGGAACGCTGCGTTGGATCCGGTCTTAGCGAGCTTGGTCTCGCTAGGCTTGGGGTGGCTACTTGTTCCGGTTGTTGAGGTTGCGGTACTCCTCGATGTACTTCTCAAGCTTCGGGCCGAAGGCCTTAAGAAGGAGGAAGCCTACAAAGCCGGTAGCCGCGATCTTGCCGGTACCTCCGCCGAGGATCTTGGCGATCGCGTTGATGATCATCATGAAGGTGATGAAGGAGAGGATGATGATGAGCATAATGATGCTGCCGAGGGTTTCCATTGTAGTGACTGCCTTTCAGTTCAGACAAAGCCTATAACCCGTGTTAGGGGTTATAGGGTTGAGTTGGGTCTCAGTTCTGGGACTGGGATTTCTTGTATGCCTTCTTACGGGCACGGTTGGGATCGAGGGCGGCGCAAACGCCAAAGAAGCCAATCATGATTCCGAAGGTGTACATGGTAGGGGTCCTTTCTTGAGGGTTAGTTCTCATTAGGACTCCCGTTTTTTGTGTTTGGCCAGTATTCTGGGGGTTCAGAATACTCGATTGGCTCGTCTGTGAAAGTGACCTTATTCTCCTTGGTCACTGCTCTTCAACCGATCTTGAACCAGTTCGGCTGAGGAGCAGGGGTCAGAGCGACCTCAACCGCGGGCGAACCGGAGGGCAGGAGCACCGGACGGAACTCGGGCTTGATGGTAACGCCGCCATCCCAGCCGAGCTCATCACCGACGCCCGTCTCACCAATGTGAATCTGAGCGTAGAAGTCGTTCAGAGGGCAGGGGCCGAAGTTCAGCAGGTCCTCAGAGATGTTGTTGCAGTATCCACGGATCTTCTCAGCCGTGGAACGGAAGGTACGTCCGGTGATGGCGTCCTTGCACAGGACCTCCTCGTCACCGAAAATGACCATCGAGCCCTCGGGGAGCTTCTTCTCAGCGGCCTTCTTGTCGGCGGGCTTGCCGCCCTTCTTGATGACCTCGACCTGCTCGAGCACGTTCTTGCGGAGCTCGGACACGTTCATCTGAGAGATGGAGTACGCAGCGGCAAGAGCCTGGTACTTCTTGTAGGTGACGTTGTGCAGGGAGACGATCGCGAAGATCGTGACGCCCAGGCTGGCCGCAGCGGGGATGTAGGTCATCCAGTTGCGCTTGGCGAAGTCGAGCAGGTTGTCGGATGCGCCGTTGTCGTCGGCGATAGCCTTGGCGTGGGCCTTACCGGAGGTGATAGCGGTCGCAACGGAGGCTGCGATACCGAGGCCGGTGATGAGGATCTGGGGGTTGTTCTTGATCCAGTTCATGGCAAGCTTGATGGTGTTCTTGATAGACATGATTGTGCTTCTTTCTTGAAAATATGGAGGCTGATGAATGTCAGAGGTTGTAGATGTATTCGGCGAGATCGAGGCCGAGGATGGAGGTGGCTGCGATCGGGATGAAGTTCGGATCGGATCCGACCGCGAGGGAGTCGACAACGATGTATGGATCGTGCAACTCGGTGTTGTCGACAATGACGATATTCTTGGCGAATGCGCGCCGGCGGTCAGTCATGACAAACCGGAACGGGACAATCGCATACTTCGCGTCAGGCTTATCGGCCTCATCCCTGGAGATGAGGAGTCGTTCACCGACTCCATCCATGAAGTAGATGTCTTCGTAATTGTACGGCGCGACGCGCATAGGCTTGATCGCCTTGCCGCCGATATGCTTGCTAACAAGCACCCCGAGAGCAGTCGTCTCAAGGGGGTTCGGACGTATGGGCTCCGAGTGAGCAACCGAGATCGAGATGAGTGATCCTTCGGGAACGCTGAGGTCGACTTCGGAGAGGTTGAAGATCTTTCGCATGGTCATGGTTGTGCTTCCTTTCAAATAAAGCCTATAACCCGTGTTAGGGGTTATAGGGGGTTGAGAGTTCTCAGAGGAGTGGTGTCACTCGTCGTCGGAGGAGTCCGAGGACGCTCGCAGACCGGCGATGGTCATAGCGCCAAAGAAGATAGCGACGGAGCTCAAGGCAGCAACCTTGGCAACCGGGACGCTCTTTTCGGCGACCGTCTTAATGCGGTCCATAAGAGGGGTCTTCGGGGTGGTCTCTTCGAGTTCGTTCGAGTTGGACATGGTGAGATCCTTTCTTGAGTGGTTAGTTCTCATTAGTATTTGAGTGTTTTTTGCGGAGCTCTTCGACGAGCTCGATGACGGGGTTCTTCTGGCGCTCTGCGATCATCGCGAGAGCGTTAATTGCGGACCATATGGAACACGGCATCGCGATCGCGACTAATATTACCAACAAAGTATACATGGTGACTCCTATTTTGAGGTCAAAGCCCATAACCCGTGTTAGGGGTTATAGGATTGAGGTTACTTTTCCTCGTCGTAGGGCGTGAACTTAAAGTTCAAGCTCTCGTGAACAAGGCGAGCGGCGAGCTTCTGTGTGGGTCCGTCTTCAGAGGTGCTGGTGATCTTGAGGAGGTACCGAAGGTACTTCGTCTGGAGCTTAGCACCAATGGAGAAGGAGATGCAGAAGATGGCAAATCCGCCGGCAATAGCCTGGGGGATAGAGATCTTGGTAGACACGGTTGTGTCCTTTCTAGAGGGTTAGTTCTCATTATTCGCCGCGTAAAATATGCCATTAAAGCCTATAACCCATGTTAGGGGCTATAGGGTTTGAGGGGTTCAGTTTTCTTCAAGGTCGGGGAGGCTCATGGTGAGCTTGAGGTCCTTGTTGATGAGCTCCACGCAGAGCTTGCGGAGCATCTGGTTCTTACCGTAGCAGGCGTAGTTGAATGTCTTGCTGTAGAATACAGTGCGTTCAATCCTGCCGAGGTTGTAGAATACAGGTGCTGCAATCGCGAGGGTAGCGGCGGCAACGAAGGAGTAAGCGTACTTCGACATGAGAGTGGTCCTTTCAAAGAGGGTTGATAGTTCTCATTATTCGCCGCGTAAAATTTGCCATCAAAGCCTATAACCCGTGTATGGGTTATAGGGGTTGAGGGGTTTCAGTCATTGAGGTCGTGATCGATGTCACGCATGAGGGTGTCCAGCACCTCAGCCTTGGTCTCGCCTTCAGCGAGGTCGCGGTATGCGCGGACAGCCGAGGCGGCCACCTTCTTGATGGTGGTCTCGTAGCGGTCAGCAACATAGGCGAGCCAGATGTTGTAGGTGAAAGAGAGGGTGAGGAGAATGCAGACAGTGATGGTGAGTGCGTTGAACATGATGGTTCCTTTCAAAGAGGGTTGATAGTTCTCATTATTAGTTGTGTAAAGTTTGTGTTAGTTTGTGTTAGTTAAAGCCTATAACCCGTGTTAGGGGTTATAGGTTGAGAGTCAGTGGTAGAAGACGACATCTAGATCGTTCATCAGAGTTTCCATTGCTTCTTCGTAGCTCTTACCTTCGCTGAGATTCATTTTCGCAGAGTTGTACGAGTGGAAGACCTGGTTGAGATGGATCTTGTAATTGCGTAGCATGAATGCGTAGTGAATGGCGAGAGAAAGAGGGATGAGGATGGAAACGTACAGGACGATGTAGTACATGGTGGTTCCTTCCAAAAATGGATGAATAGTTCTCATTATTCGCCGCGTAAAATATAAGGTGCGAAAAAAGTCTATAATCCTAGATTTTAGGGTTATAGACTTCGAGCAGTTCTACTTACGGAACTTCAGCATCGAAAATGCCTTTGAGGCAAGAACGTGGGTCTGCTCGTAGTTGAGGACCGCCATAAGACCGAGCAAGTACACCACGCCGTTAGCAATGGTCTCGGACGAAGGCATAAGCTTCTCTTTAAGGTCATTATCCTTAACGAGCTTGTGCAGTCGTTCGAGGTTACCAACAGCAGTGGTGTACTCACAGGTCGACGGGTCCTCTCCACCGAGCCAGTTAAGCACCTCGTTCTCGAGGTCCTCAGGTTCGTAGAGGCGTTCGACGTTAGACATGGTGAGTCCTTTCGTGTAGAGTGGGTAGTACTCACTATGCCGAACGTTTTTCTTACGCCTCGGGCTTGGTCACCTTCAGGACGATGGTGTCACCGTCATTGAGGTTCGCAGGCTCAACCGCGAAGTCCGCGTAGACATCGTCGTGCTTTGTCACGACAAGGTTACCGTGCGTATCGGTCTCGTAGTTCTTGGAAGAGACTCCAAGAGCCGCCCCGAGGAAGACACCGAACGCAGTGATCGTCGCGGTTGCCTCGCTGGTGTACGGGATACCCCACACGATACCGACCGCGTTGACAAACGTGGCCAGCGACGGGATGATGATAAGTGCCACGCGCTTGAGAATATCGTAGGTCTGATTGTTCATCAGTTCTTCCTTTCTACAATGCCGTTAGGCATCATGGGTAGATCATCTACCTGTTTGAATATGCGACGAGCAAGGCCGTTTCCGCCAAGATTAGAATACAATTTGTAATGGTCTTCGTATTCTTCATACTCATCCATTGTGATGTATCCGCGCTTTAGGTATTCGCGACCTTGTTCAACGAGCTGATTCCTAGCGACAACTAGGAGTAGTCTATCTTCTGAATTGTTGCGGTCAGTCTTCGTCTTCGCCCACATCCAGATTCCGGAGCTACCGAGCAATGCAGTTACAGCTGGATTCGCCATTTCGGCGATCTTTGTCAAATCCACTTGTCAGTTACCTCCCGTCCGTTTTCGTAGAATCGATCCGGTTGGATCTTGATTGAATAGTTTGTCTTGTCGCCACCGCTGATAGTCCGTTCGATGACGTAGCCGGATATGAGAACACCCATGATCGAGCATTTCACCGGATTACCAATCTCAATCCTACTGAACATTTCTGACGAAATTTCGTCGATAGTAACCTCAACGGATTTGAGAGGTTCACAACGAATTTCCTCAGTAGTCTGACCCCATTCTCGGTTCTGGTCACCAACGATACCCGACTCGTATCTGTACGGACCACTCCAGTCAGTGGTTTCTTGCATATATGCTCGGTTCTCATACCATGTGCGGATACGCCCTCGAGAAGCCATCTGCCAGGATCCATAGTCCTTTGTTTTCTGGATATACCAGTGCGTTGGCTGCTGGGGGAGTCGACGAACCACTCGAGAGTGGACTGAATCCAGCGCGCCAATATCAATCGGTTCCGCTGACGTGCTATTCAAGGATCCAATTTCCAGCCAGACTGTGATGTTTGATGGGATGTTTTTCGTAGGAAGCACAAACGACTTAAAGAACAACTGGTTATACAACGCAGCTGCATAGACGTCATCATAAATACTTGCGGTCAGATCGAAATCGATTTGATAGTCAGGGTGCTGTCCGTTAGCATTGAGTTTTAGCCAGAATGGAAACCATCGGTACTTGTTGTTGTTGATACTCTCTAGTGCCCCGTTCAAAACCGTGATCGGATCGATCTGTGTTGGCCACACTGGGTTGTCTCGGTGCTCGTAATACCAGCCACCCTTATTTTTTCGCTTCAAAGCTTCCCATACGGAAACACCGCGGACTTCGCTGATCCCCTCAGACTCGTACGTGATCTCTTCGATGATGAACGGGGTTTTAGTACTCCCCATACAGCACGCGAGTACACCTGGCGGCCACGGGAATACACCCTTGCATCGAAATGTCATCGATGCTGTGTACAGACCCTCTTTGATAAGCATGTCAAAAACCGGGTGCGACCGGAACGTACACATCGCGCGGTCTTCAAGAATCTGAACCGTGTTCGGCATATCACAAACCCTTCCTAGCCATGACCAAATCAATAGCGATATAAGCGTTTCCAATGTTTGGCACGCTAAACTTAACAGGAGGCGGGTTTAAATTCCTAAGGAACGCAGATATATCAGTCGGGGTGATGGTTGGATATGCTTCGCTAGTGTAACATGTCGAAGACAGAGGCTGGTACCCGCCAGTAATGTTGAAGTTTCGGCCGCCAGTTTCGGATTTAGTCATCTCAAAGAATCCGTTTTCGGTCGATGAGGACCCATTCACATAGGCATGGAACTGCGTCAAACCTCTGTTGAAAATCTGGTAACTGTTAGTTCCAACCGGAGGGAGACCCATTCGCAATCTGACGATATCAAGGTACCCGAGATTGATATATAGTTTATCTAGAATCGATTGAGCGTCAGTAATGGCCTGTGACCAATTCTGGTTGCTCAAACCTACAAATATCGCGAACTCGGGTCCGTACAAAATTGGGTTCTTGGTCGTGATCGTGAAATCAATCACAGCAGGGTTAGCGCTGTAATCGTACTTAATTTCGCGAACGACGCAATCCTGTTTCCAGATGACATTCCGATTAAACAGTACTTGCGGTTTTGTATACGTCGGCTCATTGTATCGGTACATGATTGACGGAGCTTTAATACTGTCATCTGTAATCTGAACTGTCAAGTCAGAACTATTAGCCAAAACATCCAAAAAGTATCGGGGCGGCCGCTTGGGGATGGGAACAGTTGGAGTTAAACGCACGTTGATGTCAATAGGTTTATCCGTAACCGTTGTCACAACGTTCCCGGTGAAGTTGTACTCCTTGTTGCCACCGAACGATCCATTAAGGATCTGAGCAACCCATCCTTCGTCGGGCCGATTTAGATCGGTTACGAAGCCTGGACCACTCACGGGGAGTAGTTTGAGCATGGAGTACACCATGATGTTTACATCCTATTCATTCGTTCTAGTTGGCGCTCAGTTTGACGGTATAGGTCGTTGAGATCGAGCGCCTTTGGTGATTCGTTGTATTGGTTGAAGACCATCGGCTTCTGGTTGTTGCGCAGTTCATCTCGAAGAGCTCGAATTTCCTGCGCTGTTTGGCTGCCATTTTGAACTGACGTTCCGACAACATTCGCACTCAGGTCATTCATCGTGAGATCTTGCAGACCGTTCACCTCAGAGAGATCGACAGTCGGCTTGATGACAGGATTCCAATCGGCATCCAGGTTAGCCATCGCATTCACCATGTCGTCACCAAGACCAGACATCGCGTCAACCGCGTCAGACTGGTTCTTGTCGATGCCCTGAACAATACCAGCAACGATGAATCCAGCCGCAGTCGCGAATACACGCGAAGGCGAGTGGATGCCAAGAGTACTCTTAAACGAGCTAAGAGCACTCGAGGCTACATTGCGCAGCTTATTGTAAAGGGCTCCCGCAGCGCTAGACACACCGTTGATAACACCATTGATGATGTTACGTCCGATGGAACTTGCATGCGGCGCGAATGTATTGGCCATGCCAGTCAGACCGTTCTTGATGAATCGGATGATGGCCGAGATCAGTTTATTGACCGCGGCTTGAAGCTCCGGTCCCTTCTGATCAATCGCATCGGCAAATCCATTGATGAACGTGATGACAGCATCCCAAGCGGCATTGATGATGATCAAGGAACTGGCCGCGATACCATTGATCAGCGCTGCGATAAGGTTTGCACCCGACGTAGTCAGATCAGGAATCTTGGCCGTGATACCATCAAGTAGTGCCTGGAGTAGCGTTACTATCGCCTCGATAACCAGCGGAACGCAGGTCTTGATCGTTTCGATGAACCCCTTCAACAAAGCCACATAAGATTCTATGAACTTTGGTTGAGCGGCTACAATCGCCGAGATCAGTTGATATAGCAGATCGATGACTGTGCTGACCACCTCAGGCCAGACATTGCGAAGTGTCTCGAGTAGACCCGAAACAATCGTCGTCAAAGTCTGAATAAGTTCAGGCATCTTCTGCTTGATTGTCTGAGCAAACTGACTGATGAATTGTCGGAGTGTAATACCAGCCACAATGACCAACTCGTTCATAGCAGGCCCGAATGCTCGAACCCAGGATGAAAGAGCTCCTGACAGTGCTGGGGCCGCTGCCTCCATCGCTGAGAAGACGCCGACCAACGCTGCCTGGATAGCTGGTGCTGCAGCCGCGATGATGGCCGCCGCTCCAGCGATGCCCGCTGCGATAGCAACGAGTCCCGCACCAATAGCCGGTCCAGCTGCCGATGCCACTGCCAAGAAGGCTGTGACTACGACGGCCAGAGCTGTGAATGCGGCAAGGATGCCAATGATGACTGCACCAAGAACGCCGATAGCCAATGCCAGGGCAATAAGACCGGGGGCAGCTCCAATGGCGAGATACCCCGCCGCAATTAGAATGCCAAGTCCGACGCCGATTGCCAAGAGACCGTTACTGAGAGCATCCCAGCTAAGTCCCGCGACGTTCGACAGTGCGGAGGTGAACATACCCAGAGCGAAACTCAGCAGCGTAAGCGATGCGATACCGACAATAGCGCCCTGAGCTGCAAACGCCACCGCTACAATAGCCGCGACAACCAACAAGAGCTTACCCATCGAGCCGAGGATTTCGCCCCAGCTATGGTTCGCCATCTGTACGATCGCCCCGACTGCAATGTTCATTGCGATTGCGGTTAGGATCAAAGACCCCGCTCCGACAATAGCAGTCGCTGGCATTAGGTTTGCGATAGCCACAAGAAGCAGAACCACCGCGGACAAACCAGTTATGCCCTGGACCAGTTTTGTTGTATCCATATAACCCATTGCGGCTACCGCTGCAACGAGCATCTGGATCGAGAACGCGAACGAGATCATCATAAGTGAAATGGCTGCCATTTTGCCGAGATCACTAGCGGCCTTGTTCATCAGAAGAACGAAGCCGGCCAGAATCCCCATAAGAACTCCGACAGCGATGACTCCCTGGGCGATTACCTTGATGGGGAGCAGGCCTAGCGCGATAATCGGGATCGTGAGCATGTTGATCGCAGCCGCCATGAGAATCATGGTTCCGACACCCTGGATCATAGTCTTGGAATCCTTGGACAGGAGTTTTGCGGCCGTCGTCATACCCAGCACCAGCACCATGACAGCACCGATACCCTGCGCGACAGTGCTCAACTTCATAGACCCAAGAATTCCGACCGAGATAGACATCAGCAGGACTGCAATAGACAATGCCGTGACGGCACCAATAACGCCTGCGATCTGCATCTTGTTGATCTCCATCTCGCTAATCTGAGTCAGAGCGACAAGAAGAATCTTAGTCAAGACGCCGATGGCAACCGCACCCTGAATGAGTCGAGGTGCCGGGATCATCGCAAGGATGAACAGCGAACCTGCAAGAATACCAACGCTGATCGCAATTTCGCGAAGAGCCTTGGCCTTGATGACTTCCTGCATGGACTTCAGTGCGCTGGTCAGAGAGTTGAAGACTCCGGAAATCGAGTCGCCAATCTTTCCGAACTTGTCGAACATTCCACTGAACGAGTCCGTGACCTTCGTAAACTGACCCAGCATGGTCTGAAGGGTCTTGAAGCCCATACCCAGACCACCACCAAGCAGGATTCCACTCAAGAGATCAGAAATCGACAAGTCCTTGAGGCTGGAGCCGAGACCAGACCAGAAAGTCTGGATCATCGATCCGGCGTTGTCAAATGCCTTGCCGACGTTCTTCTTGAACGAGTTGAATGCCTGAGATTCTGACGCGAACTTCTTGATACTGTCAGTGCCCTTGGTAAGCCAGTCTATCAGATTCGCTATGGCCTCGACAACCGACGAGCAAAACTCGACGATACCCGTGGCAGCGGTGTAGATGGTCCCGCCAACAACTCCGAGAGTGTCGAACGCATCAGAGGCTGCCTTCCCGAAGGTGGACAGTCCGCCTGCTGCGCCGTTCGCCTCGTCGCTGAATCCACCAAATATAGACTTGGTTAGATCCCCGAGCTTCCCGAACAAATCGATGATGCCGTTGATGAGAGAACCGAAAGGACCAAAGGCCTTCATCATGTTATTGAAGCTGTCGCCGATTGATGACAGGAAGGTGTTGTTGTCGAGATGGTCCCCGATGTGAGCAAAGATGTCTCCGAGGGCCTTACCGAAATCCTTGACTGCCTGCACCTGGGGTGCAAACGTCTTGGAGATGGTATCGCCGGCTCGACCAAAGGCCTTGCCGACATCCGAGATCGAGCTCTTCATTCGCTTAGTGGATTCGGACCAGGCTTCGGCCATCCTAGGCGATGCATCGTCCCAGAACTTCTTGATCCCCTTGCCAGCGCTCTCGACAGCCCCACCAAGATGCTTGCCGATGGTCTCGCTGATCGGGAGAATCGAATCCGAGAAAGCTTTGACCTTCTCAGACCACTTGGGTCCGATAGCGTCTGCGAGCTTGGTCATGTTCTCAAGAAACCCTGAGCCAAACCCGCCGAAAGCAGACTTGATCTTCTCCATCGGACCGCCGGTTCCAGAGGCGAAACCGAAGATCGCTCCGAAGACATTCGACACCGCATCGCCGAAAGGCTTGAACACGTTCGAAGTCGCCTTCTTAATTGTCTCGATGAATTCGCCAAGTGGCTTAAGCACCGCCTCGATGACAACCTTGAGTCCATCGAAGATCGGCGTGATCGTGACGTCCGCGATTGCGTACATCCAGTCAGCAAGCTTCTGGAACTTGTCAACAATCCAGTCGAGAACCTTAGAGAGGCCTCCGAGGATGTCGGTTCCGCCAAGCATCTGACCGAACCAATCGCTGAAGACAGAGACGATGTCTCCGACCTTCGCTGCGATAAGGATCATCGGCTTGATGAAGATCCCAGCCAGGATCATACCGATCTTGAATGCGGCCACACCAATCTGGACGATCGCCGAGCCGAACCCGATGAGGACCTCAAGAACTGGCGAGAGCAATTCGCCTGCCATTTTGAAGACCTTGCCGAGGTTATTGGCGAAGTCGTCGGACATCATCAGCCACTGCGAGATCGAGTGACGGAAGTAGTACGAGAAATCGTACAGAGCCTTGCCGGCGTCTCCCTGGAACGCGCTGAAGAAGCCTTCACCGATCGCCTTGAGTGGCTTAGCGATAGCGGTCCAGAGTTCTCCGAGACCGTACCACCATTCCTCCCAACCACCGAGTTCATCCCAGCGGTCGAGAATACCCTGAAGTGCATCGAAGAATGTTCCGATACCTTCGTTCACCACGTCAGACACTGCGGTCCACATAGTACGGGCTCGCTCGAAGTCACCGAAGATGGTTCGGAAGATGGAAGCCCATCCTGAACCCAGAGCTTCGGCAGTCGTGTCGATCAGTTGCGAGAAAGTCTTGACCTTCGTCGCAGCGTCGTTGGCCGTCTCAGCGAGCTTCATGATTTCGTCAGCCTGCTGCTCCGTGTAACCGGCGCTCAGCAGCTGTTCGCGAGACAAATCACCAGTGTACTGGGTCAAAGTCTCGATCATGATCTCGGACGTGAGCCATCCGTCCTTGAGCGAGTTACGGAACGACCCAGCCTTGTCGATCATTTTGTCGACTTCGACGCCGTAGGTACGTGCCGTGCGCTTCAGCGCTTCCTGGAACTGCTCGCCGCCCATACCGGCGTTGACGATCGAGTTCCAGTCTTGAAGTTTTACAGAGCCTGTCGAAAGCGCCTGAGACAGCTGGTACATTGCCGTTGCGGCTTGCTCAGAAGATGAGCCAGACATTGCTGCGACGTTCGACAGACCCTTAATCGCGGCAACCGAATCCTTCAGCCCGACACCCGCAGATGTGAACATACCGATATTGCGTGTCATCTCGGTGAACGAGTAGATGGTTCGGTCCGCGTAAGCGTTCAGTTCGTCGAGAGCTGCGTTGATCGTCGCAGTGGTCTCGCCCTTGCTGAACGTGTTTGCCTGAATAGTCTGAACCGCGTTAAGCTGGTTCTCGTATTCTCGGAAACCGTCCAGGATAGGGCCGAACGTGAACGAGGAAAGCACCGATCCACCAGCCATGAGGGCCTTGGATGCGATGTTACCCATGGCCACGGAAGCAGCGCCCGCGAGCATGGAAAAATTAGTCGACGAAATCTTTGCCGCCGCACCAACATTAGCTGTAGCAGCGGCTGCAGTCGTTGAATTGTTGATGACGGATGTGTTAATGTTCTTGACACCGTCGGCGATCCCGCCCATCTGCTTGGACGCATCCTGAGCGGCCTTACCGACATTGTCCAGTCCGTCGGTCGACTGCTTGAAGTTCATTCCAGACTTCAGGCGATCGACATTACGGAGAACGCCGTCAACGCGGCTTGTGAACTTCGAATCGTCGAGCTCCAGGGAGACGACTTTATTCTCAATACTCTTACCCATTGATGGCCCTCCCAACCATTCGGTCGATTTCGTCGAAGATAGGCTTCATGGCAGGGTTGATATAGTCTCTACCCTGGACATAGCCACCTTGACGCGTCCCATGTCCATATTGCAGAATGATCGCGATAGGAACCTTGGACACGATGTTAGTGTTATACCAAACGATCTTAATGCCTCGCTTGGTTTGTTTGACTTTATACTGCCAACTAGCAGCAGTCTTCCCGGTACCAACCGGAGTATTGGCCCGGAGGGCCGCCACACCTCGAGTACCAGCGGTTGCCAGTATATCACGAAGCTTCTTGTTCTTGACTTGTGTCAACCATTTTGACATGTCGAACTCGGCGTCGAACTTCATCTCGATCATGACGGCCCTCCTTTCTTAGTCAGCCCCAGAGCGTGCCGTTGACCAGCTCGTACTGGAGACACTCGACCGTGCGATAGCCACAGTAGCCATCGACGTCGAGCTCGTGTCCGCGATTTCGCAGGTGCTTCTGGAGCGCAGACACTGTGTCCGGTCCGGCGATACCGTCGGCCTCAATGTCGAGACGACGCTGAAGCTCTGCAATGGTATCGGAACCGTCGTGTGGATCTTCGACCCAGTCCCAACCAGTACCAGTCCGCTCGAAGTATTCTTCGTTGTCCTCATCCTGGTCTTCAATCCAGCCGTTGGCCGGAAGACCCATGGACGCCTGGAGAGCGTAGGTCGTAGCCTTGCCCCACCACTTGTCGGTCAGGCTGTCTGCGCCGTCCGAATCATCGGAGTCATTTGCGTCGGACCACTTAGGTCGAAGGACGCAGTCGATTCCGAAAGAGCGCTGACGACGGTAAACACCGTTGCCGGCAGACTGAGAACCTGCGTTGGACGGAGAGGTGTTACCCTCAATGGTCTGAAGCCAGCCGTCGCCAAGGTTCGCCTCGACAATTCCTACGTGGTCGGTCAGACCGTCGCGATCCCAGTCGAAGAGCACAACGTCTCCGCGCTGCGCATCTTCGATGTCAACCTTGTCCATTCGAGACTTCGTGACGTCGGTGTTGTAGCTGTAGCCGCCGATTGCATCGATCTCGCCGGCCATGTCAAAACACATGCTGACGAAAGCCATGCACCACCAGATGTCTTCGGACGGACCAGCAAGCCAAGGCTGGTTCATACTCTTAGCGAGCCATCGACCGGCCTCAGAACCCGGCTCGGGATCGTCCGGAGCGTAGTATCCGAGGCGATAAGTGGCGTGCGACAGAACGTCGTCGATCTTACTCATACATTACTTCCCTTCGTAAATTGCGCGGTCTCGGTCCTCATGCGGGTCAGGCCCTGCGGGAACCTGTGCGTCAGCGGGAATGTCAATCATCCTCTACTCCCTGTTCTAGCCCTACGGGCTTGGTTCATAGCCGCACGCTGAGCTGCTGAAGCCCGGGCGTCCGGCTTTTGGGTGTTCTGCTTGGCTGCGGCGAGACGAATCAGCGTAAGTAGCCGATTCAAGTTCCACTTGTCGCATTCGAATGGGATGCCCAACTGAGTCATGTACCAGTAGATTAGTTCACTGGTCATAGTGTCTCGTGGGCCACCGTTTGAAGGCGGATTCCATAGAACTGTCGCCGTAGCGTTGTCAGACAAATAGTCTGCTATTTTGACCTGAACGGATTGGTCGAGCCGCTTGATGAAATCTCGAGGGAGAGGGCGGTCCGACATACACTGGATGTAGTACACTAACTCTTCGCCAGTCTGTGGTGGGGTTTCCAGGAATGACCGCTTATAAACGGATTCCCACTCAGCCACCGCGGACAGGGTATGCGTAAGAGTAACTGTAAACGGCTCCAGTGTAACAAACGTATTGCTACGCTCGTCAAACCGCTCCTCTCCCCCAAACTCAAGCGTGAGAGAGATCACGCCAGGAGCGTACGCAGCTCGTTAGGCATGACCAGCGTCGGGGTAGAAGCACCACCAGCACCACCAACGCCATACAGCTTGTCAGTGAGCTTCTTGTACTTCGCCGCTTCGAGCTTGGACGAATCGATCGTGATGACGGAGACCGGCTGGAAGCCTTCCACCTGGACAGGAACAGTCGAGCACTCCCAGGAGAAGGAGATCGCCTCGGGAGAGTCGGAAACCGTGTTGTACGCGCGCTCGGACGGAGCAGCGGTAGCACCATAGATGATGTGCAGCAGTTCGCCGTAAGCGTCACCCTTGGTATCATTACCCAGCTTCGTACAGTAAGAGAACGCGAAGCGCGTACGCGGCTGCTGACCGAGGTTGATACCCTTAACCAGCTGAGCGGTGCCATCACAGACGCTAAACTCATCCGGGTAGGTGTAGGCTTCAATCGTAAACTTGAACGACGGAGCCGACATCAGGGTCAGGTACTTGATGTTGTCAGCGTAGATATCCGAGGACTCATCGCCCTCCGGAGTTTCCGTGACGGCTTTCAAGCCGTTCCAAGCGACACCAGTACCATAACGGTTCTGAGCGTTGTCAAAGGGGAACAGAACACCCTTGTTAACACCAGTGTGATAGAAATGGGAGCCCTCTTCGTCCCACTTGATCTGTGCCATAGGATACCCTCCTTAAAGGTAAACCGTGAAGACGAAATGGTTCATTCCGTCCGAGATGTATGTCGTATCCAAAGACGAATACGGGATCTTGAGGATTTCGTCGATCACGTCTGGCTCTGGATCCTTGGTGATGAGAGTGACCGAGTATTCCTTCGCACCCTTGTAGGGTACGTCAGAAGCATGGTCGATTTCTATCTTCGACAAGTGGAAGACAACTGCCGGGTATCCAATCTTCAGGTTCTCTGGAGGCTGGAAATATACCCGGTCGTGTCGGACCGCTTGCTGAAGTAAATGAAGGAGGTCTCTATACGTGCGCATACAGACCGCCTAGATTGATAGTCAGTCGTGGATAGTTCACGCCGATGGACAGTACCTCCCATTTTGAACCCTTCCATACTACGTACTTCAGAGTCTCGAGGTAGGTCTCGAACTTCGTGTCCATCAGGACGCTGATCTCGTTGGTGAGACGGAGGTTGGTGTTGGCAGAAGCAGAGTTGTCGTTCCTGACATAGAGACTACGAATAGTCCCCTTAGCCTTGAGCTCAACAACATCCTCGAGCCAAACACCTTCCTCCGTCTCCCGCGTCGTCACGAAGCCTAGCTTGCCGCTAAACCTCGACATAAGATCACGCCTTCTTGCGCGAGATCGTCAGTGCCGAGTACGGCGCCGTCAGAGAGCCCGAAAGACGGGTCTCCATCAGGTACTTGTACTGGTTGAAGTCGATGTCGAAGGACTCGGCCATACCGAGCTCCGCACCGGCATTCGAACCAATGGTGTAGTCGCGCAGGTCGACCACGATAGCCAGAAGCTCGTGGTTGGCGCCCTTGATCTCGTGCTCCAGACCCTCGAGCTGAGGGACAGTGACGATCTTGGAAACACCAAGAGCACCCGCAAGAGACGCCTCGGTCTCGTACAGACGGCGACCGTTCTTGTCCTTCAGGAGAAGCATCTTGACCAGGCGCTTCTTCGCAATGAAGAGCGTCGGAGCGCCAGAGCCCTCAAGCTCGGCCGATGCCAAGACGATGTCGTCCACAAGAGTCTCGTCCGTGGTGTTGGCCTCGAGCGACTTGTGAATCGCATAGAGGTCGTTCTCCTTTAGGATGGGGCGAATTGCCTCGTCGTCGACACGGTCTGGATCAACGATCGTACGACCATCACCAATGAGGATGGCTCGAGCGATTTCCTCGTTGAGCTTACCCTTCATCTCGTTCTTGAGCCAAGAGACGACGTTGAAGTCAGTGATATCGACGATGTCGTCGCGATCGAGCTTCTGCTTCTTGTAGATCGTCGTGGGAGACGTCGTACGGGTCAGAAGCTTGATGACCTCTTCGGTCTTCTTCTGGGCCTTCTTGGCGTAACCCTTGGCTCGGGCCTTGTCATCACGGATGTCCGCGAGGACCGACTTGATACGGGCGAAGGGGGAGTGCTTGGTTCCATTCATGACGACGGAAACCCAGGACTGATCGCGGTCGAGAGTAATGGGCTCGTCCGTGATGCTCTTAGCATCCGGGAAGAGGTAACCGATGTTCTCGATACCGTAATCGGCGTGCTTCAGCTCGTCGAGAAGGGTGGTGTTGTTTCGCTTGGCAGTCTCAACCAGCTCGGCGAAAGCTGCGTGAGAAAGCGTGTTCTCGGGGGTCTTGTCGCCCTCAAAGACATTGTGCTTCATATCTTCCTCAGTTTCTTCGTTGGTCTCTTCGGAGTCTTCAGACTCCCCATCGATGGCTGCAGCGATGAGGTAATTGACAGCCTCAAGCTGCTCTTCGGTGAGTGTGGAAAGGATCTCACCGATGGTCTTGTCCTCGTCAGAGGACTCATCTTCGGAGTCCGATTCCTCGGAGCCCTCGAAGTCTTCGTGAGACACGTCTCCGTCACCCATTTTGATGATCGCGGAGTAACCCTCGCCATCGGAATGAGCCATGGTGACGTTCTCGATCGTCGCCTTGGGATTGGCACCCTTAAGGACGAGCGACACCTCGACGATGTTGCCATGCTTGACAACATTGCCGTCCTGCTTGAGGTTGTTCGCGAAGATCGACATGGCAGTGACGTCGCCATGCTCAATCAGTTCGCGAGCGTGCTCTGCCTGCTGAGATCCATTGAAGAATCCATAGGCGTAAACACCCTCAGCCTTCTTCTCGAGCTGGGCGTGCCCGAGGACATTGGTCACGTTGTCGTGACCGTGCTGCCAGACGAGAGGGACGACAGCCCCATCGTTCTGTTCAAATGCGTGATGAGAGATGACTCGCCCATCGGAGCACTTGATGCCTGCGACGGTTGCCCACCCGTCGAAGTCGGCGACGTCATTAGGCGCTGCCATTTTGAACCTCCTGGTCGTTGTTTGACCGTTGATCTGCGTTTGCAGATGACGTATACGGATTGGCCAACTGATCCGCCTTGGGATCGGTGGACTGCGGCAAGCCGATTATCGACCTGATCTCGTTTGGCGTCATAACCTGGTTGGTGATGAACGTCTGAGCCATCGATGCGATACTGTCTAGCGAAGTTGCCGAGAACGGATCCCTCACATAGATGATTCGCTGTCCCTGAGATCGAGCGGTCTTGGTCAAGAAGACCATAGTTGCCGACTTCGTAATAGTGTCGAGAATCGGCTTGATTGTCCTGTTGTAGTAAGACAGGTTGGTCTCAGCATTGGCCGTGCCATTGAATACACTCTCAGTGAAACCGAGAGCGTTGTAAAGTTGCTCAGATAGGTACTTCACCTGGTCGAGCAGATTGTTCTCAACAGGACGGTTGAGCTGCGTGATCTTCTCAGCTCCATCAACGTATGCCACACCAATCTCCGAATTTCGGAGCTGCTGTTCAATGGCTTCTCGACGAGTCTCAGCTTGCTGTTGTCGCAGTTCACCTCGAACAGAGTATGGGAGCTGAATGATCAGATCCAACTTCTTACCGAGAGCTGAATTGTCGATAGCATCGAGTGCGTCTAGCTTTCGCGCGAGTCGATTGGCCAATGAGCTATTACTAGCGGTGACGTCGTAAAGTGGACTGTATACGATTGCGGCGGAATTCTTTGAGATACGAATGGTTTCTCGATTACCACTACGATCGTTATACAGATTCACATCGACTGAGTCAGTATACCAGCTCTCGATTCGTCCAACGCGGAGAGAAAGAACGTCGAACGACCCTTCTTCGTTTAGAGCAGTGTCCGTGTCAACTGGAACCAGAGCTGCGCTACCGGTTTCAAGCATCGTATATACAAGCTCGTAGATTAGAGCGTTCGAAGTCTGATCGATGTTTGCCATCAGAGACAAGCATTCGTTCAGCGAAGAGTCCTTCTCGCTGTCATACCTACCATTTTGATCTACTTTGACATGATGAATCGGAGTATTCGCGACGTCCAACGCGATCTTGTTGTATAGCGTTTGGACCAGGTTTGTAGATCCGATAGAACGGTAGCTTGGGCGGTATTCGCTGTAGTTACTATGAGCGTAACGATCGGGGCGATCGTGCGCGAACACATTCCATGCCCGAGCCAACCGTGACATAATACCCATATTACCTCCTCTCGTTAGTTAAAGTCGTCGAGTTGCTGTTTGTATGCGACCCATGCATCCATCAGAGCTGCGACTGAGTCGATCTTGAGATCCATTCGTTTCTTCAAGATCTTCCGGTTGCCATTAGTGTCCTCAAGGGTAATGGTGTTGCCCATCGCCCAGGAAAATAGCTCTTGATCGAAGATAAGTCTCCGATCTTCAGCCAGACTCTTGAGCTCGCCTAGCGGAACTGATTCCGTTCGAGCGCCCTGAATGACTTTATGGATCCCATACGGTCCATTGTCCGTTGTCCATCTCTCGACGAACTCTCGGGCGTTGTATGGATCGTATCCGAATGCTCGAACGTCGTACTCGGACCTCAAGATGTATTCGTCGAGATCGTTGTAGACTTCGATCATATCTAGGATTGTTCCGTCCATGACCTGGAGAGAACCTTCTCGGATGAATGACTCATATTTCGCACGCCCGGCAGATGGAAGCTTATCGAACGTACGAGTGGTAATGTACGCTCGCGTCTTGACCCCGAAGTCACCGGTGGATAACGGGAATAAGAACGTGAACGCGCAGAAGTCATCACCCTGAGAAAGGTCCGCGCCCATGGCGCATGGCATCTGCCAGAACTCTCGTGGGTTGTGTGGGATCGTTTCTTCGTACTTGAAGAAGTATGTATATCCCTCACACGGGATGCCGAATCGTTTTGCCAGAATGTCATTCCTTGCGGACGGGACATTCTCAGCCCTAGCGACATCTCGTTGGTATGTGTCATAAGACACGGTCTTTCCAAGGTTGGGCTGGGCCTTAACCCACATGTTTGGATCCCCAACCTCAGACACGTCGTCCAGTCGGTAATACCAGATTGACGAGTGCGGGTCGTAGTACTCGCCCTTAAGGATCGAAAGTAATTCCATTTTGATGGAATCTCCGACGCCGTTTCGGACGGTACCCTCGGATGAGACTGCGACGACGACCCAGTCGTTGAGTTTCGACGCGCCCTGCTCGAGAGCAGAGATGACGTTCTGACGAACATCGCCAGATAGCCATTCGTCGATCGTGTTCACCTTTGATCTCAAGCCCTGAAGCTTGTCCACGTTCATGGGGCGGACCTCAAGAAGAGAGTTTGTCGAGAAGTTCTCGATTCCCTTCTTGGTCGGACAGAGCAGAGATCGATTCGCCTTGGCGCCGACTGTTGCGTGAACAGTTCCAGCCGACAGGAACTTGAACAAAGGTCCCCGACTGCGTGTGATAGCGGTCTTGAAAGGGGACAGCGTTTCTTCAGCCTGAGGCATGGTGGGCGCCGTGGCGATTTGGTGAGTTGTAGTAGGGTCGATAGTCAGGAAGTACGCGTGGATAAAGGCCATATACATAGACTTGGCCGCGCCTCGCGCGACGATCAAGTATTGCTTGTTAACCAAGCGCCTTTTGACATCGACCTGAACGTATCGACCGTTGTGACCGGTTTCGTCAGGAACGAACTTCGTCACTTTCTCGAAGTAGAACCACGAAAGGAGTGATTCAGCCCAGAGCTTGAACGAATCAAGAAGCGTCAGATCGCTGCCATCGACAAGCGTCATCTCATTCTCGCAGAAAGCGATGAATCCATCGATAGCACCATCGTCATAGAAGTATCTCGGGTTAGCGATCAGATCGTCAATCCGATTCATCTCCATCTCGATGGTGTGCGATACTGGAATCTCACCAGCTAGGACCTTTTCACGGAACTGAGCGTAGTACTTAGGTGTAGCGGTGTTAGATAGCGCCATACCTACTTCTTACCAGTTGCGTTCTTAAGGATAGCATCGAGGTTGAAGGACTCCTTAGCCATCTTGGCAACACCCTCATACTCTGTGCCCTTGAGCTTGGAGTCGAGGGCTGCTGTGAGCATGTCGGTTGCCGTCCGGGCAGCATACTTCGTCAGATTCTTTCGAGCCTCGTCAACGAAGAGATCTGCCGTCTTGGCAAGAACACTCCTATTTTGATTCTCGTACTCCCGGAGCTTCTCCTTGAGTTCGTAGTTCTGCTTCTCAAGATTGAGACGCTTGTTCTGCTCGATGAGATCAGTAGACGAGAGACGTCGAGGAGCTTCCTTCCGCAGGTCGGCTGGAATGCCTCCCTTGGGGACCTTCTGCTTCTCGAGTTCCTTCTGCTTCTTCTCGGCTTCCTTAGCGGCCTTCTTCTCATCAGCGATTCGCTTCTTCTCAGCGCGCTCGGCTTCCTTTTGCTTCTTCTTGCGATCAGCTTCAGCCTTGCGAGCTTCCTTCAGCTTCTGGTTCTCGAGCTTCTTGCGGGCGCGCTCAGCAGCGGCCTTAGCCCGAGCAGCCTTGTTTTCGGAATGCTTTTGGGAAGCGGCCTTTGCGCCCTTCTTGAGCGCAGATGCTGCCTTCTTAGCGCCACGGGCTGCTGCCTTGGCAGCCTTCTTGAGATCGGACTCAGCCTTCTTGCGTTCCTTCTCGGCGGCCTTCTCAGCCTTGGCGCGTTCCTTTCGGAATGCCTCGGCATTGACTGCTTCGCCGATCTTCTTCTTCTCCTCAACGGACCGAAGCCCGACTCCGCCGGAGTTTTCAGTCTTCTTACGGACGCCCCACTTCATGCCGAGGACGCCGTAGTGAGACAGAGTTTCTTCGCTCATGGTTTTCTCCCATCATTGAATGGTCAGTCGCCACTCCGCCTCTTTCTGCAAAGCCTCAACTGCCTTGATGGCGAATGAGGTCTGTGGTGGATCGAACATCAATCGAACTGAGAAGTTCACGTACTGACGTAGGATCCGTCCAAGAGTCGTAGCGGGATAATCTGCCTCGGACGATAGGTTGCTAACTTCGCGATTTAGCTGAGTCGCGGTTGCCAAAGCATTGTCAATGGCGTCCTTAACTTCGCTGTCGAATGAAGTGTCATCCGCAATCAACCCGAGGTAGGTCTTTGTGTCATGTAGAATCGACATTTAGCCTCCTACCATAGTTTTGTATCGCCGGGTGATCTTGGATCGAAGTCCTCGAGAGCCAACGCCTTGGTTCCATAATGGATTGCATTATGAGTATCTCGACTCACACAAATAAGATTGTTGGTATCCCACATGCAAGGGTCGAAATTCTCACACTGACGAGGCGTTAGAGGGTTGATGTGATGCACGACAATGCCGTCATGAATCTCATATCCATCAAGGCCGAGATCGCATCCAAGATCTCTCGCGATAACTTGGGTGCGAGCCTCTCGCCAAATATCGCTTTGGTAGAAACTCTGATTCAGCCACCTGGATCCACCGAAGGTCTCGCCGAAAAATGCTCCGTTGAGTGAGAGATACTCGAGACGTTCTTCGAATGTGTGTAAGTGGCTGAGTTCGTCATAACTCCGCATCTGAATCTCCAGAATATACCTTGAACGCAGCCAATGCTTCCTGAACCAGTTCCTCGGTACGAGCAGCCGACTCAAGCGCCGAAACCTTGGCTCGAGCGAGAGTTGTGTCTGCTTCGAGACGAGCCTGCTCCAGTCTTTCACGACTGGAACCCAGCTTGAGGAAATGAATGATCATCGAATTGCTCGCAGTACCGTCAAGAATCTGCTGAGTTGCAAGTTCCATAGCGGCACTGATCGCCAATCGTTCAGCTTCCTCGGGAGTTCGAGGAGTTTTGGTCTTCTTTTTGACCATCGCGCATCCTTTCGCATACTTCGATCTGAGTTTTCGCCTGCCCCAGCCCATGCCCGGAAAGGAGCAAGAAACAGGCATGGAGAACTAAGTGGCCGGGGCAAGCCAAAACCCAAATCGAAATATACCTCCGGGGTGATTCGAAGG